TTTCTGTTTACCCAATCGCTAAATAAGGTTATAAAACCACTAAACAAAAGGCTTTCTGAGAAATCAGAGAGCCTGTTTTTTTGTTTTGATACCCATGGTGATACCCATATTTTAAAAACCAATGTAGGAAGCAAATTTGTCAGCAACTTCATTTTTTGCTTTTTGTGTGACGTGAGCATATATGTCCATCGTTGTTTGTATGTTTTCATGTCCTAGTCGTTCTTGAACCTCTTTGATAGTTGCCCCAGCCTCAAACAAGAGGGAGCAGTGAGTGTGTCTGAATCCGTGAGGAGTGATACGCTTAAAATCTGGATATCTTCTCCAAACTCGATTTAATAAGTTATTTACATGCACAATACTTTTTGGGCTGCCTGATTCGTTTTTAAATAATAGACCTTTTGTACTATATTTGTGCCAATCTTTCAAAATTTCAATAGTCTTTGGATCCAGCGATATTGTTCGCTGGCTTTTTTTCGTCTTCGGAGTTTGAAATATGATTTTATTATTTTCTCCCTTTGCTAGCGTTTGATTAACTTTCAGTTGTCCACTCTCTAAATCAATGTCAGTCCATCTTAATGCACCAACCTCATTTTTTCTCATTCCAGTAAAAGCTAACAAACGAAAGAAAGTGAGCATTTCTATATCATCAAGTTCCTGGACCATTTCAAAAAAAGTCTTCAGCTCTTCTTTGTTGTAGAATTGTTCGAGTTCTTCCTGATCTTTCTTTTTTCTTTTGGGTTTGAGTGTCTTTCTCATAGGATTGCTATCGATCAATTCCATGGATATGGCATAATCAAATATCTGATTAGCTATGCTGATGATACCAAAAAATCTCTTATACTCATCAGCCCATTTATTGACCTGAATTTGGCACATAGACAAAGTGATTTTATTTATGGGCTTATCTCCAAAATGAGGGATAATAAGTCTGTCTGCTTTGTCAATTTGACTTACATAGGTTGACTCTTTTACTGTATTTCTGTAATGCTCTTTCCATGTTTCATAGACTTGTTCAAAAGTAGTAGTTGTATTTCTGCTTCTAAAAGTTCTCTTCTCATAATCAGCCAAGCACTTGGCTTCAGCCAGTCTAGCTTCACGTTCGGTTTTAAAGCCACGTCTAAGAGTAATAATTTTTTTTCCAGTCAATGGATCAATCCCATGATAGGCTTTAAAATAGTAGGCGAAACCATCACCTTTTTTATATTTCTTGATCATTGATTTTTACCTCATTTATTGGTAAAATAGGCATAGTAAAAAGGGCTTTTTAATGCCTGTTTTACACTTCATCGATACACCTACACTCTAGATCGCCAAATTTGTAGGTTTTTTATTTTCTCCTAGTTTATTTTGTTTCAAATACATTACCACAATCTTGGCAATGCCATTGTTTCTTTCCTTTTTTTCCAGCAAATCCTGCAAGTGTACCGATTCCACCTGTTAAAACAGCTCCACCAGCAGCTTTTCCGACAGAAAAAGCTTTTTTTCCTTGCTGCATAAAGCTTACATTTTTGCTCTTGCAGTGAGGACATTTGATAGCATTTTTTTCTAACATTTTTTGTTTTTTCAAAGCGTTGTTTTGCTCGGTAACTTCAACAGAATTTTCCAATACAGTTTTTACAGATCGATTTTCAATCTCTTTCATCAATTCAGGGTCTTTCCTGGCTTGTAGAAATTCACCAACTGTTTTTGCTTTTAGAAATCCTTTAAAACTCATAATAATCTCCCTTTAAATATTATTAATTAAATTATAAAACTCTTCTTTTACCATTGCTTCATCAGCGATGGTTTTTAATTTGTAAGTTTCCATAAAACGAACATAATTAAAATACGATACATCATCTAGTTCTTTGAGTTCTGCTTCAAGCAAATGATGTATCATATTTCTATTTGCTTGTAACTCACATTTCTCCCTATTTGTTTGGTAATTACACGGCAAATGCTCTCTATGCCCAAGCTCATGTAGAGCCACTTTTTTCTGATCATCATCAGATAAGCGGATATCCAAGGCTAGGACATTCAAAACTGGATTGTAAAATCCTTGGCTATGCCATTCTTCCCCATCAAAATAGCACAAGTTAACGCCTTCGACGGCGCACAATTCTTGCACAGTCATAATTAGCACCTCTATTTATTTTTTAAGTGTGCCTCCAAAACCGCTGTGATAAAATCGATGTCTTCCTCTGACAGGGGCTTCCCGTCAAATAACATTGATTGTGCAGCAATGTCTCTGAGGTCTAATGGTGCAGAAGCATCACCATTTTTTACAATATTCGGATTATCAGTGCGTCCTAATAAGTAGTCGGTGGACACATTGAAGTAGTTAGCAATTTCTGCGATACGCTCAGCATTTGGCGTAGAGTTTTTTATCTTATACAGTGTATTTCTGCCATAACCCAAGTCTTCTTCGACTTGTCCAAGAGCTTTTCCACGCTTTTTTGCTAATTCTTTAATTTTTTCAAATGTCTCAAACATTGTTAAATCAACCTTTCTAAGACATTACAAAAAAATTTAACAAATTTGGTGTAAAAAGGTTGACTAATTATCCCAAAAGGTGTAAAATGTTTTTTGTAAGTAAGAAATAACTAAAAAAACAACTAAGAAATAAATCATAAAAAATGTTTTGGCGAACGGTATTTATAGATTTATTATTGTTTTTATTATGCTTTCATTTTAGCCGATTTGGTGTGAGTTGTCAAGCGTAATACAGAAAAATAGTTAAAAAAATTAGTTGTTTCTTATTTACAAATTTGTAAATAGGAGGGAGCGTATATGCCAGATATCGCAAATGGTCGTGAAAAGGTTAATGCTTTTTTGAAAGAGAAAGGCATTAAAAAATCAACTTTAGCGGTCGCTTATGGTTTTAAACGACAGGAAGTTACAAATATTTTAAGTGGAACGACAAAAGGTCCACGAGCGAACAGTTTCATTCTTCAGGTTATTGAAGATTATGGGATTGAGTAGGAGGGTAGAATGAACGAACTAGAAAGAACAGCCCTCAATGAAATACTGAGGACTGTGACATATATTGCTGAAAAGTTGGACGAATTGGATATTAAGGTTTCTCAATTGGAAGAAGTGAAAGACAATGCTTCATCAGCGTCGTAATCTGCTGCGATAAATTGAGCTGCAGATAAAATGAACTTCTTTAAATCCTCGATATCTTTACCATCATGCCTGCGGACATAATGAGTCTCATCATTACCGATCCAGGCAACAGATTTTGCCAAGGCTTGAATTTTTGGAAAATCGTTTAAGTATGTAGCAATTACTTGTCCAAGCATAATTGTTTTGATTTTTTCTTCGTCGTCTTTATTTTTAGATATTGCGTAATCTTTTATTAGAAATTCTGCTGCTTTACGATAGCCGACACCTGCAATTTGATTCAATGCCTCAGATTCAGCAACGGTTGCTTGAGAATAGATTTCGACAAAAATAGGAGAAACTTTTTCTATATTTTTAGGGAGTTTAACCTTGATTTGAGGGCGGTAGGTATAATTTACCGTTGATGCATCAAAATCATCATTGATATATTCTATCACAAAATATTTCAAACAATCTTCAAAAGAGCATCGAAAAATAACGGCAAATCTCCCGTTATCCAAAAAACTTGTTGTTTCAGAGCTTGTACTTTGTCCAACATGTTGAGGAGACATGGTTCTACCGCAGTGAGGGCATTTTGAAGGTGTGTCAATTGTAACGATTCTTCGTCTATCTCTAAAAGCAATCTCAACATTAAGTTTCATAATAAAAAATCCAATCGTTTTTATTTTATTATATCAAATTTAGAAAGGAAATAGCGTGTGAACGAAGTAACATTATCAAATAATTTAACTCAGATAGAACTGGAAATCAGCCATCACAAGCAAATAGCTGGCCAATCCATTTGGGAAATTGGTAGAAGGTTAAATCATGTTAAAGAAAACGATTTGGCACATGGTCAGTTTATGGGATGGCTCAAGAAAATAGAGTTCAGCCAGACAGTCGCTAATCAGTTTATGAAAGTAGCAAAAGAACTTCCATATTCTGTGACGTCACAGAATTTAGGAATTAATGCACTCTACCTGATCGCAACTCTTCCAGAGGACGAACAGAAAGCTCAAATTAACAGGATTGAGCAAGGGGACAGTCCGACCGTCAGAGAATTGCAAGAACTAAAAAACAAACTCAAACTCAGCCAAAAAGCGAATGAGCTTTTAAAAGCTGAAAATGAGAAAATCAAGTCTTCAAAAGTAGAAGTGAAAGAAACCATCAAGGAAGTCATTCCAGACGATTATAAGGCTACGCAGGACCTAAATAAGCAGTTGCTGGAAAAGAACAAGGAACTCTCAAAAACCGTTAAAGCGATGGAAGAACGCTCTGAATTTATTGAAAAGCAACTCGCTGACACACTGGCACAGCGTGAAGAGGTTGACAAGAAATCTGCTCAGTATGATGAATTAACACGAGCGATCGAAGAGTCGCAAGGGCAACTTAATAGCGTACAGAAGCAAATCTCGGCTTACAAGAATATCACAAGCCTTTTACAAAAGGGAAATGACTTTTTGGCAAGCATGGGTGGCTTGATCTATGCTGATGAAGAAAAGGTCCTGAAAGCAGATGGAATTATAAGAAATGAATTTGATAGCTTTATCAGCCGTGGTTTTCGTTTTTTCAACGACCTGAACGACATTCGCAAAGAAAGCGATATTTTAGAAGGAGAATTACTATGACATCAGAAATTATGCAAGTCAATCAAAATGAACTTACTCAGGAAGATATTTTAATTCAAGTCTTGCAGACTCAAAAAGAATTAAAACAAAATCAAGAAACTTTAGCTATCGATGTTGATTATTTAAAAAATGAGCAACCGGTGAATCCATCAGTTTGTCTAGCGTTGGAAAAATTGCGCAAGAAAAAAGTCGTGGCCCTGCTTGGTGGGAAAGACAGCCAGGCATACCGTGACCGACATTTTGCACAATCTGTATTTGCTCAGGCTGCTAAAGACTTCAAGGACTATTTCCGTATCCCACGCTATGATTTGTTGAAACGGAAGGACGAAGAACAAGCCTTCGACTACTGGAATAGCTGGGAGCCATCAGCGAATACTAAGTTAGAAATCAAAGCCCGCAACGGACAGATGAGTTTGGTCGGATAATAAAAAACACTTCACAAAACAAGTGAAGTGCTTAACAAAAATAAAACATTTACATTATATCATAAATTGGAGTTGAAGATGAATATTCTAAGCGAAGAATTTGAAAATGGAATAAGAACAGCGGTACGAACTCAATTTAAAGAATCGTTCACTGAATTTTTAGACCAAGAGGTGGCAGAAAAACGTTGGTTTTCAATAGAAACTGCATCACACTATGCGGATTGTAGTTCTAATACCATCAGAAAATGGATTAAGAAGGGGTTGAATCTTTATCAAATCGATGGAACAAAACGCATTGACAAGTATGAATTGGATAAATTTATTCAAGAAAACATTGTTATTTAAAAAAGGGGATGAACTGGGCAGGAGGACAGGTTTTTGAGTATTAGAGATGAGATACATTTGTTAAAACATGAGAATGTTTATTTGAGTAGGACATTGGCAGATTTGAAATTGATAGTTATCGGGCTAAGTCTCTGCTTACTTGTTGCAGTTGGTTTTGTGGTGAAAATAGAAGACGATAGAAATCATCAAATCAAAGATCTTCGGTCTCAAATAACTGATAACAGAGACAGCATGAGAAACAATGCTATCAGGATTTCATATCTTGAGCAAGATGATAAGTTGATTAGAGAAAGGATTGGATTGAATAATGAGTGAGGTTTTAGGTGGAATTATTACGTTGATGATGTTTTTTATGATGGGAGCGTTTTGCCAGTATTTAGAGTGGCGTAAAGCTGAGAAAAAGCGTGAAGCAGAAGAATTGCTTGATCTGCAAGCCATGTATGTTTTGGCAGCACAAGAATATGCCGTGCGTCAAGCTGTGCTACGTAGCCAGGAAGAACGAAAAAAAAGGACTTTTAAAATGAGAAATTGGGATGAAGAAGATCTTAGCGGGTGTCGAAAATAAGGAGAATAAGATGAAAGAAAAATCGTATGAACAGGTGCTTGATGAAATGATCGAAGAAGACAAGGTCAATAATCCAAGCCACTACCAAGGCAAGTTTGGGCTTGAAGCAATAGACGTTGTCCGAAATTTTGCAGGTAATCTAACAGCCGTGCAAGGATTTTATTGGGGCAATGCGATTAAATATCTGTTGCGATTCCAAGGGAAGAACGGACTGGAAGATTTAAAAAAAGCCAGAAAGAATCTAGATTGGTTGATTGAGGAGATGGAAAATGAATAAAAAGCAATTGATTTCCATAATTAGAACTGAAGTATTACTAGCCAAATCAAGTCCGGAAAGAAATGGATATATAGCAGGCCTTGAAGAGGCTATAAATATTATTGAAGGATTCTTAGACGGACCGCAGAAAGTCACAATACCGCATTTCGTGGCGGATTGGATTGAGGAGTGCAAAGCAAAAGAGAAAAGTTTGCTTAAATCTCTCCTATACACGCCTGAAGGAGTCAATAGCTGGGTTGATAACTCAGAAAATCAAGAAGCTTTTGCAAAAGCTTGGCTGTTCGGCTACGAGGTCGAGGAAGAGAAGCGGTATTTGGTGAAAGTTAAAAATGTACTGACAAGACAAAGCGCTTTAAATCGTAACAAGAAGTCGGGAAGATTTATTTTGTCAAATCCCGAAGAAAATAGTCTTTATGATACGAAATTCACCCGCAAAGAGCTGGAAGAAGCAGGGTTCGGCTGGGTGTTTGATTGCCCGGGGATTGAGATTGAGGAGGCGGAGTGATGGTACAAACGCTTGAAGAAGGAATGAAGAATCAAAATAAATGCATAAAAATCCCAGAAAAAATCAGACCTTTTGATATAGGCTATCGAATAGTGAATAAAAGCGGTCAAGCGCTTGCCTTAAAAAACGGAGCAAGTATATTCGCTTTACCTTCGCTTGCTGAAAAAGCCATAAAGAAAGAGTTTGGAAAAAATGATCCAGACTTTGATATTGAAAAACATTTTGTCGAAGAGGTCGCTATTGTCAATTTAAGTAAATTTCATAGTTATTTTGAGGAGGTGGAGTGATGGAACGACCTGAACGATACACATCTGGAAACTTTATTCCTGAATTGATTGAAGATGAAGATATTATCTTTAACAAAGATAGCGAATATCACAAGCAGAAGAAAAAAGAAAAGAAGAACCCCATTTTTAAAAGAAATAAGCCCAAAAATAGATGGGCGCTTTGAGGAGTTGGAAGAATGAAAATTGCAAAGTACACACACACGGGTTTTGACGGCGTGAAAACCATAAAAGGCTGGGTTTTAGTGAATAATTACGGCGAAAAAGAATTTGTTTATTATAACGGGACAGAATTATGCGTCCACCCTGCTAGCGATTGGGAGGGCGAGTTAAAGGAGGTGCAAGATGATACCAAAATTTAGAGCTTGGCTCAAGAATGACAAGAAAATGATTGATGTTGATGAGATCCATTTTGATAACGGCCAGTTGGATTTTATCGGCGACGCAATCACATTTATGCGGGAAGCAGACGAAATCGAACTCATGCAATCGACAGGACTGTTTGACAAGAACGGACAGGAGATTTTCGAGGGGGATATAACTGCTTCGGGAAATCATCCAATAAAAGGTGTGGTTGAATTTAGAACTGATTTAGGAATGTGGGTTAATTGCCTAAAGGGGTATGATTAT